TATAGCATCAGCCACATCATCGAGCTCTATTCGTGGTATGTCACTTAACCTCGTATATCTTGATGAGTTTGCATTTGTTGATAATGCTTCTGAATTTTATACTTCAACCTATCCTGTAATCTCAGGTGGTAAAACATCTAAAGTTATTATTACATCTACTGCCAATGGTATAGGTAATATGTATCATAAATTATATGAAGGAGCTCTTCAAAAGACAAATGAATTTGTTCCATATAGAGTAGATTGGTGGGATGTGCCTGGAAGAGATGAAGCATGGAAGAATATGACCATTGAAAATACCTCTCCTTTGCAATTTGACCAAGAGTTTGGTAATTCATTTCATGGTACTGGTAATACATTAATATCTGCTGAAGTATTATTAGCTTTAAGAGCAAGACATCCTATTAAAGAACAAAGTAATGTAAAAATATATGAATATCCTATAGAAGAACATAATTATTTAATGTTTGTTGATACGTCTAGAGGACGAGGACAAGATTATTCAACATTTACTGTTATAGATGTTAGTACAAATCCATTTATACAAGTATGTACATATAGATGTAATACAATGAGTCCATTATTACTTCCTGATTTACTCTATAAATATGCTCAGTATTATAATATGTGTTATGTTATTGTTGAATCAAATGATGCTGGCCAGGTCGTATGTAATGGTTTATATTATGATTTAGAATATGAAAATGTATTTGTAGAGAGCATGATTAAAGCTAATGCTATTGGTGTAACTATGACTCGAAAAGTTAAAAGGATGGGATGTTCAAATATAAAAGATATAATGGAACAAAAGAAATTAGTAATAAATGATGAAGATACTATAAGAGAAATGAGTACATTTATATCAAAAGGTTCTTCATATGAGGCAGATCATAATAATTATGATGACCTTATGATGAATTTAGTTCTATTTGGTTGGTTTACATCTACAATGTTCTTTAGAGAGGCTACAGATGTTAAATTAAAACATATGTTATACAAGGAAAAGGTTAAACAATTACAAGATGAAGTAATACCAGTAGGTAATATATATGAAGATAAGCTTAATCATCCGTTTGGAAAAGGCTGGGAAGTCTGGAGAGGATGAATTTTATAAATAAGTATATTGAGAATAATTCTTATTATGAAAATCTTATAACAACATGACAAGGGGTAAATAAATGGCAAGTCTAGTTTCGCCTGGAGTACAGGTAAAAGAAATCGATTTGACTAACGTCGTTCCGTCTACATCATCAACTATAGGAGCTATGGCTGGTTCATTCCAGTGGGGTCCAGTTAATGAGGTTGCTACTGTGACTAGTGAAACGGAATTAGTTGAAAAATTTGGGAAGCCGTCAGCAGAAACATTTGAAAGTGTTTTGACAGCAGCTCAATTTTTAAGTTATGGCAATGCTTTAAAAGTTGTCAGAGCAGTTGGAACATCAGCACGAAACGCAACAGCGTCTGGTACTGGTATTCTAACACAAAACAAGGCCGTATTTGACGGTCAATCACCAGCAGCAGGAGATTGGGCACAAGCTCGTTGTCCTGGTGTTACAGGAAACGCGGTAGGAGTATCAGTTGCTACCGCAGGTAATCCATTATCAGCATGGTTTGCTACACATGTAGAAGGTGCACCCGGCACATCTGCCGGAGCCACAGCAGTAGGCGGCTCACTTGATGAAATTCACTTACTTGTTTATGATGTAAATGGAACAATTACAGGAACAGTTAATAGTGTTCTTGAATATTGGACTTATTTGTCACAAGCAAGTGATGTAAAATCGAGCGATGGTACATCTTTATATTATAAAGATGTTATCAATGAAAGCTCAAAATATGTCTTTATAGGTAATCATGCAGCAGCGTTAACAGACGCTGGTAAATCTGCCACAAGTCAAGCATTCACAGCACCAGCTGGTTTTTTTATTGCTTTAACAGGTGGTATTGATGATAATGAATTAAGCGTAGGGGAAACTCAAACAGCGCTTGATTATTTTGCTGATGCCGAAACTATGGACGTAAGCTTAGTGTTTCAAGCTAATTCTAGCTTGAGTGCAACTGATAACAAAACACTAAGTAATTATATTGTTGCCTTAGCGGCAGCAAGGAAAGATGCAGTAGGCTTTGTCTCACCAGAGAGAGCAGCTACAGTAGGCGCAGCAGCACCAGCTACTTCGGTAGCAGCATGGAGAACATTAGTATCATCATCATCGTATGGTTTTGCTGATTCAAGTTCTTTATATGTGTATGACAAATACAATGATGTATATCGTTGGATTTGCGCGGCAGGTTCCACAGCAGGACTAACAGCTAACGCTGATTTAGTCGCAGATGCTTGGTTCTCACCGGCTGGATTTTCTCGTGGTAATGTTCGAAATGTTACTAAATTAGCATGGAATCCTAATCAAGCTGACAGGGATGCTTTATACAAGACGGGTGTTAACCCTATTGTAACATTCCCAGGCTCAGGAACAGTGTTATTTGGTGATAAAACTTTACAAGTTAAACCATCAGCGTTCGATAGAATTAACGTTCGTAGATTGTTTATTGTATTGGAGAAGGCAATTAGTACAGCATCTAAAGCATCATTATTTGAATTTAATGATGAATTTACAAGGGCTCAATTCCGAAATATGGTTGAACCTTTTTTAAGAGATGTTAAAGGAAGACGTGGTATTACAGACTTTAATGTTGTTTGTGATGGAACCAATAATACTGGTAACATTATAGATACTAATAAGTTTGTTGCAGATATTTATGTTAAACCTGCTCGTTCTATTAACTATATCACACTTAACTTTATTGCCACTCGTACTGGTGTAGAGTTTAGTGAAATTGCAGGAGGTAATTAAAGATGGCTATTTTAGGCGTAGATGATATGAAAGCCAAACTCGTTGGCGGCGGTGCTAGACCTAATCTATTCAAAGTAACGATGGGTTTTCCATCATATGTTACGGCGGATGTAGACTTAGCATCTTACATGTGTAAATCAGCTTCTTTACCAGCAAGTACAATTGCACCTATTCCGGTTCCTTTTAGGGGTCGACAGTTGCAAATAGCTGGTGATAGAACCTTTGAACCATGGAATATTACTGTAATTAATGATACTGACTTTAATGTACGTAGTTCTTTTGAACAATGGATGAACGGTATTAATCAACATGAAGAGAATACTGGGTTAACACAACCAAGTTCTTACATGGCTGATATGATCGTTGAGCAATTGGATAAAGATGGTACATCAAAGAAAACTTATAACATTAGGGGTACGTTCCCAACTAACTTAGGAGCTATTGAAGTTAGTTATGAACAGGAAAATGTTATTGAGGAGTTCACTGTAGAATTACAAGTTCAATATTGGGAATCTAATAAGACAACGTAAATCATCATAATAACTTAAGGAGTGCCGAAAGGCACTCTTCCTTAAGTGTTATAAATAATATTTAAGGAAGAGTGTTTTTATAGGATATTAAATGGCAGAAAACAAATTATTTGGTTTTTCTTTTAAAAGAAAAGCTGCAGACGAAAAGAAACCACTATCATTTGCAACAGACAATGAGGACGGTGCGTTTGAAATCTCCCCCACAGGTGGATACTTTGGTCAATATATGGACCTACAGGGAGATAAATTTCAAAATGATAAAGATTTAATAATGAAGTATCGTCAGATATCTTCGTATCCGGAGGTAGACGCAGCAATTGAGGATATTTGTAATGAAGCTATTACTGATGAATCTGGTATTATTGCTAAATTAAATCTTGATAGACTTGAACAAAATGATGGTATTAAAGATTTAATACAAGAAGAATTTAATAGAATTCTTACTATAACTAATTTTAATTCATCTGCATATGACTTATTTAGACGTTGGTATATAGATGGTAGATTATTTTATCATGTTATTATTAATGAAGATAAAGCTGGTGATGGGATAAAAGAATTAAGACAAATAGACCCTATAAAAATTCGTAAGGTTAAAGAAGTTGAAAAGGTTAAAGACCCTAGTACTGGTGCAGAACTTTCTAAAGAGGGAGAGGAATACTATATATATCAAGATGAATCTTTAATACAAACTGGTGAAGGATTACGTATTCATCCAGATTCTGTTATTCAGGTTAATTCAGGTCTTTTAAATGAAGAACGTAATAGAGTTATTGGTCACTTACAAAAAGCACTTAAACCTTTAAATCAATTAAGTATGATGGAAGACTCTCTTGTCATTTATAGGATTTCAAGAGCTCCAGAGAGACGTATATTTTATATAGATGTTGGTAACCTACCTAAGGGTAAGGCTGAGGAATACCTCAACAATACTATGAATAGGTATCGTAATAAGATAGTATACGATCCTACCACAGGTAATATTAAAGATGAAAAAATTCATCGTAATGTTATGGAAGACTTTTGGTTACCTCGTAGAGAGGGTGGTAGAGGTACTGAAATATCTACTCTTCCTGGTGGACAAAACCTTGGTGAGATTGAGGATATACAGTATTTCCAACATAAATTATATAGGGCTTTAAACATACCTATGTCACGTTTAACAGAAGCAGATGCATTTTCCATAGGACGTTCATCAGAAATTACACGTGACGAGCTTAAATTTCAAAAATTTATTGATAGAATTCGTGTTAAATTTTCAAATTTATTTTATGAATCACTTAAAAGGCAATTAATACTTAAAAAGATTATTGTTCCAAGTGAATGGGATGAAATGAAACATGATATTAGTGTTGTTTATTCACGGGATAATTACTATGCAGAACTTAAAGATTCTGAAATCCTTAAAGAAAGAATAGAAACAATTCAAATGATGGACGAATATATTGGTTTGTTCTGGTCTAAAGAATGGATACGTCGTAATATTCTTAAGTTGACTGATGAAGATATTAAACAAATTAACAAAGATAATAAGAAAGATCCACTTAAACCGGATGATATTAACCCAGACTTAATGG